GAAAAACAATGGATGAAAATACACGCCCTTGGTACACCATTGATGAACTAAATGCGTGGGCTGACAAGTACCAAAATGAGCAGTGGCATAAAGCCGCAACCATGCTTGGCGAGAAGTTGGCATCTGTTGGGCCTGTTGGCTATTACGAAATGGACGCAAAAGAATGGCTTGATTGGGCTATGTCAACCGTACAAACTCGCACATGGGTATGGCTGACTAAAGAGGAAATAAACGAAGGTTTACTGCGATCTTTTTATGTTTTGGAGAAAGCTAGAGCGTGGCGAGATGGTGTTGCATGGGCAGAAGAAATTTTGAAGGAGAAAAACAATGCCACTTAAACCACATCCAACAGACCCCGACAAGATGGTTTTTGTAAGTCACCGCTACGACTTGCAAAGCCATGCCAACGAATACGAGCGTGGCTTTATTGACGGAATGCAAAAGCAAATGCAATCAAGTGTAGACAAGGCAGTCAACGCAATTGGCAAGCGTGAATGGGTAGGACTGACTGATGACGATGAAATTCCTTGGGATGGGGTCGATGCCAAGTCTTTTGCCAGAGCCATTGAAGCCAAACTCAAGAATAAGAACGGATTCTGAAGATTGCAGTTGCCCTGCCCACGAGGGGCAATTTTGGGAAGGTGTAAAAGCCTTCCCTTTTTTTTGGCCTATTTACGAAGAAATGAACTAAGAGTTACACTTATGCTTATGCGCTGAAAAGATCGCGCGCCAAAAGGACGAAGTATGACGACCAAAACAAAGAACAAGGGGGGAGCCCCATCCACATACAGCGAAGAGATAGCCAACAAGATATGCCAGAGGCTATCTATGGGGGAGTCTCTGAGACGCATATGCATGGATCAGGACTATCCAGTGCAGTCTACGGTGTACGAATGGTTGTTGCGCCATAAGGAGTTTGCGGAGAATTACACCCGCGCGCGGGAGGAGCAGGCTGACACCCACGCTGACGAGATTGTCGCCATCGCTGACGAAAAGCCTGAGATGCTTGAGATTAAAGACAAGGACGGGAATGTCATTGACCTGAAGATCGACTCCGGCTATGTGGCCTACCAGAAGCAACGCATTGAGGCTAGGAAGTGGACAGCCATGAAGCTCAAGCCTAAGAAGTATGGTGACCGCACAATCCACGCAGGAGACGACGAGAGCCCAGTGGTGCATGAGCACAACCTCGGCGTGTTTGGCGAGCTCCTAAAGGCCATCAAGATGCAAAGGCAGGCAGAATGATTAACTTCACCAAAGAAGGCCGCGCTTACAAGACGGGCCTGAACATACACATTGCCACTGGCGGCTTTGTGCTTGTATGGGTCTGGTATCGCCCGGTGGACTACACCCTGTCACGCGCCCGGTTCCGTCTGCGTTTGCACATCAAGCCGCGCATCCTGTGGTCAGTAGATCGCGTCAATGTCATCAGAAGCTACCTCGACACTAACGACCTGATTGTGGTCAACAGAGAGATTCTAGAAGACCTTCACGCCGTCGAGGACGCCCAGAAGCGCACCAATGAACCCTACGCCATAATCAAGCCCATATGAGCGTTGTAGACCTTATCCTTGACGACGAAGACACCCTCAAAGAGGATTACGCCCAACGGACGAACATTGCCCAGACGGTGATCAATTGGCGCATGAAGTGGATGAAGGGCGCCCACAAGCACCAGATTGAGCCTGCAGGCGAATGGTGGAACATTTGGCTTATGCTCGCAGGCCGTGGAGCCGGTAAGACTCGCGCCGCAACTGAGACACTACTGGAATGGGCGTGGGATATGCCCGGCACTCGATGGCTCGTTTCCGCGCCCACATCAGGCGACATTCGCGGCACATGCTTTGAGGGCGACTCTGGCCTGCTCAATGTGTGCCCACCTTCCCTGATCGAGGACTACAACAAAGCCCTGCACGAGCTCAGGCTCATCAATGGGTCATTTATCAAGGGCATCCCTGCATCAGAGCCCGAACGCTTTCGCGGTGGGCAGTGGCATGGAGCGTGGTTAGACGAGCTCGCCGCCTATGACGACCTGCAGGCCGCATGGGATCAAATCCAGTTTGCAGTTCGTCTGGGCCAACGCACACGCATCATCGCAACCACCACACCAAAGCCCAAGCCGCTCATCATGGAACTCCTGAGCCGCGAGAACGACGATGTGGTGATCACCAAGGCATCGACCTACATCAACAAGGACAACCTTGCGCCCTCCTTCCAGAAGCAAATCTTGCAGTACGAGGGCACCAACCTCGGCAGGCAGGAGATTCACGCTGAAATCATTGACCCTGAAGAGGGCGGCATCGTTCGCCGTGAGTGGTTCAGGCTCTGGCCTAAAGACAAACCCTTCCCTAAGTTCGAGTACATCATCCAGTCGGTGGATTGCGCGACATCGGACAAGACCCACAACGACCCAACGGGCCACATGACCCTTGGCGTCTACCGCCCAGAGGACGGCGCCATGTCGGTGCTCATCATCGATTGTTGGCAAGAGCACCTGCAGTACCCTGACCTGCGCCCCAAGATCATGAGCGAGTTCGAAGTGGTCTACGGTGAGGGTAAGACACGCAAGCTCGTGGATCTAATCTTAATTGAGGACAAGAGCGCAGGCATCTCCCTGATTCAAGACTTACAGCGCGCCCATCTACCGGTCATGCCGTACAACCCCGGACGGGCCGACAAGATACAGCGCCTGTCTATCGTCGCCAACATCATCAAGGCAGGGCGCGTCTGGGTGCCTGAGAGCTCCAAGACCCCCGGCTTCGTGCGTGACTGGGCTGAAGGCATGGTGTCACAAATCTGTTCGTTTCCTGAGGGCACAATCCATGATGAGTTTGTGGATTGCATCAGTCAGGCCCTGCGGTACTTGAGGGACGCCGGGTGGATCAGCATTGACCCCGGCCCCCGTGAGGAGCTCGAACCTGAAGACATTAGTGACGCAGAGATTTACAACATGAAAGGGCGTCAGAACCCTTATTCGCAATGACCACTACTAATTTAATTAGTAAGGGTTTATACCTACTAATTTAATTAGTATCAACCAGAAAGGAGACAGCATGGCAGATGAAGACTACTTATATTACGAACAAACAAACGGCGCCTACAAGCGCGTCATGCACCTTGATGGAGTGCGCACCACGGTCTGCGAGAACCGGTTTGAGATCAGCGTCCAAGACCGAACAGAAATCTGGGAGCAACTTGCTGTCCAACAATTGCGTGAGTGGATCAAGTGGCGCAAAGAGCAAGAGGAGTTGCGAGAGTCTAGGAGTCTGTCAGGGAGACAACCGGTGTCCAAATTGCCGGTGGACGGCAAGCAATCCGCATAGGATAATTGACGAATGAGCAAACCTAAATACCCACATTCGCATGCCCATGAGATGGCCCGACTGAACGCCATTAAGATGTTGGGTTTGCATGAGCACAATACAGCAGAAGATCGAGCGCGAGCTTTAGGCTATAACCTTGATGAAAAGCTTTATCACGGTACAAACAGCGAGTTTCCTGCTTTCGAAAAGCATCCACGCTATGGCGCAGGAACATATGCCACAGAAGACCCAGAGATTGCCGATATCTATGCAGAGAGTGAGCGTCGTGAAGGTAATGCCGCGCCTAATGTGTTGCCGATTGTGGCAAGAGGTCGCAAGCTCACAGTATCAGACTTGCACCCAGAAGACCCACACTCTGGTGGATGGTTCAGAGAGAACATGGCTAAGGCGACTGGCATGCCTAAGACTCGTCGCATGGAAGAAAATTTGCCACACCATGGATATGACCGACTACAAATCAATGACATGTCAGACTTAGGTGGTATGCAGACACAGCACATGTTTCCCGATCCATCTGTAATTCGATCTCGGTTCGCGGCTTTTGATCCCCATAGAGTTCATGAGAACGATCTACTCGCCGCCAAAGGTGGAATCGTATCAATGCTACGCAAGCATGGTAGACCCGTAGAGAGCGACCTAGATGCCATGCGTAAGATGAGCAATGGTCACAGAGTATTTATAGCGCATGAGCAAGATGAGATGCCGACTGAAATACACCGTGTAGCAGACATGCATGGCTACACACCTGATCAAATTTATACAATTGCTCCTGAGCACTTCATTCAACGCAAAGCCGAAGGAGGCACAATGGATCAACCATCACTAGCGCAGATGCGCGTCAATCTGGCACAAAACAGAAACCCAGACCTCATGGACAGCATCGGCGTAAATGAAGCTGTGGACATGCAACCCAAAATGTTCATCAACCCCAACCCCAAGCCTATTGGTGGTATCCCATCTATTGGTGGCGTATCAACCAAAAATGGCATGCCAATTGGTGGCGTGGATGTAAACCCACAACAGCCGGGCCAACAACTTAATCCACAGCCTCCGCAAATGCCCGGTCAGCCTCAGCCCGGTCAACCGGGAGCATCCGGCGCCGCTCCTGCACCCGGTGGCGCGCCCACAGGCCCAAGCGGTGGCGCTCCTGCGCAGATGGGCAACATGCTACAGATGACGCCTCAAGGCCAAGCTTTGGCGGCTATGTCACCTCCTGCCTCTGCAACAGGTGCCGCGCCCGGCATGGCCTCAGGTGGTGCAATGCGTTTAGAGCTCCTTAAAAAGAAGGCCCGTGACGCTTTCCCTCACATGAATGATGGTGGTCAGCCACCCAAGCGTCGTGTATTCAACATCATGCCCGCGACCCAAGGAGCAGTGAAAACGCCTAATGGCTTTACGCCCTATGATGCCAGTAACCCAACCATTGCCAGTCTGGCTCGCGCCTTTGATGAGGCAATTGCCCATCACTTAGCTCTTCCTTCACATAACCGCATGATGAACAGCGTGAGAGCCGCTGAGATGGTGTCCAACCATGTGGGCCGAACAGGTGACAACAAGCCTAAAGATTTGCTCGGCAAGAACGCCAAACTGATTAAATCTGAAAAAGGCGGCGAGGAGGCTATCAAGCTTCCTGATAATCGCGGTGTCGAGACGACTGGTCTGGCACTGGCTCCTGCGTTTGTTCAAGGCAAGTTCAACACCTGCCCCAACTCAGCATCATGTAAAGCAGAATGCTTAGGCAAGACCTCAGGCAATTACTTCAAACTTGGCGGTGGCACCAACCTTGAAGAGTTCAAGGGCCCACGCTTAAACAGCTTGAACAAGACCTTGGCGATGATCAACGACCCTCACTCTTTTGCTGTCAAGCTCTATGATGAGATTCAAGACGCCAAAGCGATTGCGGCACAAAACAACAACCATTTGGGTGTTCGCCTTAATGTGCTGTCGGATCTCAATCCACGAGTCCACAAGGCCATCATCAACGGTCACCCTGATGTGACCTTCTATGACTACACCAAGAACAACACCAACCCTATCGCGCCCAACCACCACTACACTTACTCAAGCACTGGCGTGAGCGACCAAGATATTCACAACCCCAATAGCAATTGGAAACAGATGCGCCGTCGGTTGGAGGGTGGTGACAATGTGGCAATGGCCTTCACACACAATGAGCACCTGCCCCACCAGATTGTTGACCATGAGACTGGCAAAGTATTCAAGGTCATCAATGGTGACAGCCATGACTTCCGACCACTGGACATTCAACCTGAGGGCGAGCATGGCGTGATTGTGGGCTTGAAGAACAAGAAAGCCATTGGTGAAAAAGGCAACGCTCACATTGACTCGAACGGCTTTTTTGTGAAGTACGATCCACAGTTGATGAAGAAAGAAAACGGCAGGTATTCTCGTGTACCGACCACTGAAATATCAGCAAAGACCGGCAAGCCCAAATTGGGTGAGACAATACCGCAGAACAGGACGGTGCATATTCATCCACAAAGTCCTGCGCCCAGAGAAAAATCAAATGACGAAGGATGGGAAGTATGAGCAAGAAGAAACTAGACCCACATCATTTTTATGCCCAGTTCCATGGATTGGAGCACCACAATGATCCTGAAGACCATGTAAAACACAAGCATCACTTGCACAGCCCTGATGCGCATAAGGCACACAAAGGCTTAAATTTAAAAAGTCTTGCACGAGCCAAGCACAAGCACTCAGGCAATAAAGGATAATCATGGCTGAAAAAGACGACGACTTAAACATTCAAGAGCAAGAAGACGGCTCCGCTGTGATGGACATGCCTGCATTCGACACTGACGAATTGCCAGACGGTTCAGCCATTGTTGATATTGATGATGGCCCAGAATTCAACCCAGAGTTCTACGACAACTTAGCAGACTCTGTTGACCCCGGTGTTTTGTCGGACATTGTCTTCAATTATTTAGACTTACTTGAAAGCGATAAGCAGGCACGAGAACTGCGCGACAAACAATATGAAGAAGGTATTAAACGGACTGGTATGGGCAATGATGCCCCCGGAGGTGCAACCTTTATGGGAGCCTCTAAGGTCGTGCATCCTGCCATGGCTGAGGGTTGCGTTGATTTTGCCGCTCGCGCAATTAAAGAGCTCTTTCCACCAGATGGCCCGGTCAAGTCAAAAATTATTGGTAAGGTTGACGATCTTAAGACGGCGGTTGCAGAGCGCAAGGTTGAGTACCTTAACTGGCAGATCACTGAGCAAATTGAAGAGTTCCGCGACGAGCAAGAACAACTTCTGACCCAGTTACCACTCGGCGGTTCACAGTACATGAAGCTGTGGTACGACGAGGACAAGAAGCGCCCCTGCATTGAGTTCCTGCCAATTGACCGTGTGATCCTGCCATTTGCGGCAACCAACTTCTACACGGCACAGCGCGCCGCTGAGATTCACGAGATTACTCAGTTTGAGTTTGAGCGCCGCATCAAGTCGGGCATGTACCGCGACATCAACTATGTGCAGGCATCCGGCACGATTGAAGAAGGCAAGGTAGCCAAGGCCAACAACAAGATTGAAGGCAAGCAATTTGAAGAGAACAAAGACGGTATTCGTACCGTCTACCATATCTACACATGGCTTGAGCTCGAAGACGACAAGCACACCAAGGGCAAGAACGCGCCCTACATTTTGATGATCGATGTGCTCGACAACGAAGTGGTTGGTTTGTATCGCAACTGGGAGGAAACAGATGAAACACATACCAAACTCGATTGGGTGGTTGAGTTCAAGTTCATACCTTGGCGCGGTGCTTATGCTATTGGTTTACCTCACCTTATTGGTGGCCTCAGTGCCGCTCTTACTGGCTCTTTACGGGCTCTTTTGGATAGTGCGCACATTAACAATGCCGCTACTATGCTTAAGCTTAAGGGCGCGAAGATTAGTGGTCAATCTCAGCAAGTCGATGTAACTCAGATTATTGAGATTGAAGGCGCACCCGGTGTGCAAGACATTCGGCAAATTGCTATGCCAATGCCGTTCAACCCACCAAGCGAAGTACTCTTTGAATTGTTGGGCTTTTTGGACAAGGCAACAAAATCTGTGGTCACAACGGCTGAAGAAAAGATTGCCGATGTAAATGCGCAAGCTCCAGTTGGCACCACGCAAGCTTTGATTGAGCAAGGCTCACAAGTCTATTCATCGATTCATGCGCGCCTGCATGCTTCACAGGCTCGTGTGCTAAAGATTTTGTGCCGTCTGAACCGTTGGTACTTTGACGACATGCAAAAAACAGACATTGTGTCTGACCTTGAGATTACACGCGAAGACTTTGCCAAGAACACCGATGTACAGCCGGTGTCTGATCCTAACATCTTCTCTGAGACTCAGCGCATGGCGCAGTCGCAAGCGGTGTTGCAGTTGGCACAACAGTTCCCTGACCAATTCAAGCTTGGGCCAGTAATTTCACGCATGCTCAAGCAAATGAAAGTGCCCAACATCAACGACATCATGAACGATGTGCCTGCACCTGAGCAACGCACCTCGGCAGATGAGAATGCGGCTATGCTCGTGGGCCAGTCAGCCTATGCGTACATTCAACAAGATCATATTGCTCACATTCAAGATCACTTGCAGTTTGCTATGAATCCGTTCTTGGGCCAAAACCCATTTGCAGACCCGGCATACCTCAACAACTTGATCGAGCATTTGAAACAGCACATGACCTTGTGGTACTTGAACCGCTCAAACGGCTATGTGCAAGAGATGACCGGCAAGCCAATTGACGACTACGACAACCCGAACCTTACACCGACCATCGACAAGGTCTTCACGACCATTGGTGCCCATGTGATGTTGGATGTCAATGATGTGTTTGGCGACCTGATGCCGTCCTTCCAGAAGCTGATTCAGATGGCACAAGAGCGCAGTCAACCCAAGGCACCTCCAATACCACCAGACGCACAAGTGGTTAAGGATACTCAGACGG